ACACCTCTAGTGTACGATCCATCAGACTTCACTCCAAGAAAAGGTGTGATGACTCGATACGCTAAGAAAATGATTAGACCTGAATTCTACGGTAAGATTGTAGTATCAGATCTAGAGATCATATAATAGAATAAACTGATATGGAGACTATTTAACCGTAGTCTCCATGTCTTAACCTAATTTCTTTAAGGAGAAAATAAAATGGCAATTAAAGATGGAAAAATAACATTTGAAGGTGAAACTTATTCTATAGGTACTCAGGATAGAGTTGCAGCAGAAGTATCTGCACAATCTGATTCAACATATACTGGAACTAATACTTTCAATAGACTTAGCTTTGAAGGATCCGTATCAGGTTCATCTGGTGCTGTTCCTTGGGCTGGACTATCTCATGGTGGTGAGTCTCTTGAAGACAGTATCGCGATGATATCAGGTAACACAACACTTGGAGCTACTCATTATAATAAAACTATAATTCAAACTGCAGCTTCGGTGGTTACTCTACCTGCTGTAGCGATTGGTGTTAGTTTTGTTATTGTTAACGGTGCTGCGGATGGTACTTTATTAACTGTCTCACCTAATTCTAACGATAAGTTTCTTATCGATATAGCTGGTGGTGCTGGTACAGATAATAAAGATCTAGTTAATACAGCTGCTACTGCTAAGAGGGGTGATTATGTTCATATCACTTATGGATCCGGCGATGGTTGGACTATACTTAGTAGAGGTGGTGTTTGGGTAGATCAATCATAATAGTTAACACTTAAAAATGTTAAAAAACAACTCAAAAGGGTGAGATTTTATCTTACCCTTTTTTGTTTGCAGTAGATATTTATATATGAGCAATAGTATATAATCGGAGATGATTGATGCCAGATAAAACCTTTACATATAGTGATCCATCAACCTTTAATCAGATAACAGCTTCAAATGCAACACCATTTGGAATATATAATACTGATAAATCATTTGTATCAGAAAGTTTATCAGTTTGTAAATTAGTTTCTGATTATTCTACATATATAAACAATTATAATACAAAAAATTGGTTGTGGGATTTTTATGGTAATGAAAGTAGACAAAGTGGTTCAACATACAACGAAATGGGTTCTCAAGAACCAGTTAAACCAAATTTAGGTTTATCTTCATATTTATCAGATAAATATGGTGAAGAAGCTCAAGTAGGTGGAAGTGCAACTCTTCATAGTGGTTCTATTACATTAGAGGCAAATAAACAAGTTTACAACTTACAAACAGAAGCATCTTACTCAAATACATCACATGTGAATGAAAGATTAGAAATAAGAAGAGTATTTAACTATGGTCCATCTTCTATAACAAGATTCTATGACCCGTTTGCTGGTTCATTTGAACAAAGAAATATGTTGGATAATTTTGGTATGGGAAATGTTTCACCAGCAACAACTTTTATACTTAGACCAATTTATTGGGATATTACAAGAGCCTCAGCTATTGAAACAAATGATAGGGTAAGAAAATCTAATTATTCGTTTGAACTTGTAAATAATCAAATAAGAATATTTCCATCACCAGAATCTACAGATGCGGGTGATTTAATTTATTTTCAATATTATATTAAAAGTAATAAAAATTCTGTTACACGAGATTTCACGAACAATAAAGTAACGGATCCATCAAACATACCATATAAATTTATAACTTATGCTGAAATAAATTCTACTGGTAGACAGTGGATACGAAGATATACATTAGCACTAGCAAAAGAATTATTAGGAATTATAAGAAGTAAATATGCATCTATGCCACTTCCAAATGGTGAAGTATCATTAGATGGTGAATCATTGAAAGCAGAAGGTAGGGAAGAAAAACAACAACTAATAGATGAGTTAAAAGAATTTTTAGATTCAGTTTCACTTGAGGAAAAATCTAGGGTAGAACAAGAAATAGCAAATGCTCAACAAGAAGTGTTAAATAAAGCACCATACATGATTTATATAGGATAATATTATGTCAAGAACAAGTCCATTTTTTATGCCACAAAAAGAATTTGATTTTATCAATGCAGTTAATGAAGAATTGATTGATGAGATTATAGGACAATCGGTTGATATTTATAAAATAAATGTTGAAAATACTGATGAAAATATGTATGGAGAATCAACTACCAAAATATATGATACAGGTTTTAGAGTTAATTGTTTAATTTTATTTGATGAGCCTGTGACAGAACAAGATGAGTTTGGACCAGATTATAATGCATCTGTAGAGATGTTTTTCCAAAGAGAAAATTTATCAAGTGGTTCTTTAGATTTTTATCCGGAAGTCGGTGATATAATTGATTGGAATAATCATTATTGGGAAGTTGATGGTGTAACCGAACCAAAATTAGTTCATGGACATCCTGGTTATAATCATACTGTTAGAACTACTGCACATCGTTCAAGATTATCATCATTACAGATTGAAGAGAGACCAAGATAATGGCTGTACAACAAATAACACATAAAAGAATATTGAAATTTGATGAAAAAGATGGTAATTATAAACCACCTCCACCACCAAAAGTAAAAACAGAAGAAATTAATGGTAATTTAAAAGAAAATTTTGAAGAAGATGTTTACGGTGAAAAAAAACATACTTATACACCTGAACCAAACGGTAATTTACAGATGGAAGAACTTATGGGTAAGGTGTTAAATAAGTTAGATAATATACCAGGCAGTAGTCAAACAGGTACAAAAGCTATTGAGGTAGATATTAAAAGAGAAATTGCAATAGGAAAGGTTGATACGGCAGCAGTTAAGTCAGAAGAGTATAAGGGTAAAGTTCAAAACAAAAAAGATAAATTAAAAGCATTGAGAAAACGAAATGGCCGTTAAACCAATAACAAATAAACAAGTGGTAAGTAGAGAGGCAGTTAATAGAGCTGACCAAGTTTCTACTAGAGATTTAAAGGATAGGAGTAGTAATTCATCTAAAACTATTATTCCAGGTTCAAATATAACACAAAATTATGCAATTACTCTAAAAGATGTAGATTCATCTATGATTAATTATATTAAAAATGTTATGAAACCAACATTAAAAGAAGCAAATGAAAATTATGTAGTTCCAGTTTATTATGGTAATGAAGAAAGATGGAAATCATATAGAAAAAGAGGAGTTTTAAGGGACAAACAAGGTGCTTTAATATTACCACTTATCATGTTAAGAAGAACTGATGTTACAAAAGACACAACTAGACAACAGGCCTTTAAACATGATATATCTAGAGATAATATATCTGTCGTTAGAAAATCAACTTGGAGTAAAGATAATCGTTATGATAGATTTTCTACTCAGTTTGGTAAAAAACCAGTAAAAGAAAATATTTTAACAGGCGTTCCTGAGTATTTTGATATAACTTATGAGTTCGTTTTGTGGACTAACTATATTCAACAAATGAATATATTAGTAGAAGATTTTCTTCATCAAAGTAATACATATTGGGGTGATTCTAGTGATAGAAAGTTTTTAGCAACATTAGAATCAATGTCTGATGCATCTGAGATGGATCAAGGTAGTGAAAGATTTATAAAAACTACTTTTTCATTAATTGTAAAAGCATATTTATTACCAGAATATCTTAATTCTGTTATTACAAATAAAATTTCAAATATGAGAAAAGAATACACACCATCAAGTGTACAATTTGGATTTGAGGGATTAGCTCCTAGTGGGTTTGGAGAACCATCGATAGCTCAAGAAGAAACAGAGAGTGATGTATATACAAACCCTCCAAATCAGTTACCGAGTCCAAAATAATTATAAGTTTTACAAAATTAATATATATTTATATATAACTAAATGGAGGTTATAAAATGTCAGAAAAAAACAAACCGATAGAAGAACAAGATTCTAAATTAGCACAAGCTCTTGAAGAAAAAAACAAATTTACAGAAGAGGAATTAAAAAAAATTAAAGGATTTCAATCTGGATATGTAGAAACTCAAGTAGCATTTGGACAAATTGCAATCGGAAGATTAAAATTAGAATCTCAGATAGAAGAATTAAAAAACCTAAACGAAGATACACGAAAAAGATTTATAAAATTACAGACTGATGAACAAGATTTTATAAAAAAAATAACTGAAAAATATGGTGAAGGAACATTAGATCCAAAAACTGGTATCTACCAACCAAGTTCAGATAAATAAAATCAATAGTTAGTATAAAAACATATCGTTTTGAAAATAAATCATATATTTATATATGATTAACCTTATGTGCGTGAAAGGTGACCTCAAACAATCTAAAATTTACTTAGGAGAATCTCAATGGCTAGTCAAGAAAAAATTATAAGTCCAGGTGTCTTTACGAAAGAGATAGACCAGACTTTTCTCCCCGCTGCGGTGGGGGCAATAGGTGCTTGTTTAATAGGACCTACATTAAAGGGACCAGCAATGGTGCCTACGGTTATAAATTCGTATGGTGAATTCCAACAAATGTTTGGAGATAAATTTAAAAGTGGAAGTAGTTATTATCAATATTTTACTTCACATACTGCAAAAGAATATTTAAGAAATGGTGGTTCTATGACTGTCGTTAGAACATTAGGTGGTGATTATGGACCTGCAACAGCAACAATTAATTCAACTTCACCTGCAGGTACAACAGTAGGTGCAATTACTGCAAATACAGCAATAACAATAGGAACAGTACCTCACCCTTCTGCATCATCTCAATTGAGAATTGGTGGTGTTGATTTTATGGCAGTACTTTCAGCATCAGATTTTGATAATACTAGAGGTGGTGAAAGATATGTATCAGCACCTGGTGGATTATCTGGAAGTGCAAGAACTGCAACTGAACTAGACCTTTTCGGAAACTTATTAGCTGGTACAATCAATTCTGCATCTGCAGATGGAATAGTTTCAGTTGACGCTACATATAATACTTCTACTAATAAACTAATATTATCTGCATCAACAGCAGGAACAGCTGGTAATATAACAGTAATTTCTTCTAGTAACTATGAAACGACACAAGTTTATGTAGCTGCAAAAGCTGGAGCAGATGGTAATCCTTCTTTAACTGGAGGAACAGATTCAGTAACATCAGCAGAATCTGAAGGTGACGCTACTTTAGTATTAGAAACTATAGCAGACGGTAGAATTATGAATAGTACTGGTTCTATTGGAGAAAATTCAATATTAACAGCAGTTGATCCAACTTCACCAAGTGCAAGTGTTGGTGGTAATAAAGATAATGTAAGATGGGAAATAAGTGATAAGAATAACTCTAAAGGTACATTTACTCTTTTAATTAGAAGAGGCGATGATTCACATAAGAGAAAACAAACACTAGAGACTTGGAGTAATTTAAGTCTTGATCCTAATGAACCAAATTATGTTGAAAAAGTTATTGGTAATACTAAAAATAATTTTGCAACTGACAGTGATGGTAATAAATACATTCAACCATCTGGTTCATACCCAAATAAATCTAAATATGTAAGAGTGTCAGCATTACATAAACAAACACCAGAATATTTAGACGAAAATGGAAATCTTTCAAGTAACGCATTTTCAGCGTCATTACCTCTTGTAGGTAGTGGTTCATTTGGTGGTTCTTTTAGTGGTGGTAGTAATGGAACTATGGTAGACAATGGAGGTTCTAGTGGAACAGCAGCTAAATTCTATGATGAAACTAGTGAAGCAAACTG